AACAACGTCTTTGGAGTATTTGATTCCCTCTTGTGAAAGGATGTTTTCAACCCGTTTAAAAAATTGTGACGCCAGTTTTGGTTTAGAACCGTTGATTTTAAAATCGATAACAGAACAACGGGAATGGATTGGATCAATGATACGATTTTTGAAATTACAAGTAAAGATGAATGAGCAGTTTGATGCAAATTCTTCAATGGCTCCCCGTAGAGCAGGTTGAGTTGAATTAGGATTGAGATAATCAGCCTCATCAATGATGACAACTTTTCTGCCACCCATGAGCGACATTGAAGAAGCATAGTTTTTGATTTTGTTACGTAGAACATCAATGCCAGACTCATCAGACCCATTGATGATAATGTAGTCGCAACCAACCTCATTACACAATGCTTTAGCAACTGTCGTTTTTCCGACACCTGCTGTACCAGATAAAAGAAGATTTGGTATTTCTTTTCTCTTAACGTACTCCTGAAAAGTTTCCTTGATCGCATCCGGAAGAATACAATCTTCAATTTTTTGTGGTCGATACTTCTCGACCCATAATAAATGTTCCATTCAAAACTCCCATAATATAATATACAACAACTACAATTATTTTAATTCACCTTGAAGCATACCAACAACTTCAATAAAGCTCATGTCAACCACCACATTTCCCGTGGTTGTATTAATAACAGTAAATTCACCTTCTTCAGTTTTTGAAACAAATACTACCACGACAAAATTAGGATTGACGGCAATAGATTGTTTTGTTTGTGCATCTGTAAAGTTTAATAACATCTTATTCTCCAAACTTAGAATATTTGGCTTCTGTTGCTACGTAGTACTGAATGTCCTGATTTTTATTTTTAAATAAAGAAAGACCTTTAGAAGAAATCTGCACATCATAAGCACCAGGAATCATTCTAAGGTTCTCGGTTAAGAACACCATTTTAAATCTTTGACCTGTTCCATCGGCAACCTGAATTGTGTTTGTATCGGCCGAGGAATCTTTAACATCACAACTAGTTAAATTGATAGCATCACCTTCAGATTCAACAACAAGATTAGGAGATTGCAATACATTTGTGATCTTCATGATAGAATCAAAATCTTCTTTAGATAAAGAAAAGGTAATATCAACAGATGGTAGTGTCAGTTCTTTATCTGGTGGAATTAAAATACTTTCTTTTTCTGTTTTACGATACTTGGTTTTATTACGACCAAAATTAAAAATAATATTGATATCATCAAAATCAATATCTGTATCTTTGCCGATAGAATGTATTGTTAAAAACTTGTTCAAATCATACACACAAAAGTCTTGTGGAAAAGAATCTTTTAATGTGGCTTCAGCCAAAACATTTTTTCCTGTAGAAATGGTTTTGATTTTATTGCCAGTTTTAAATTGAATGCCAGAATTTAACTTGGCAAAATTTTGTAATACTGTTAGTGTTTCACTCGATAACTTCATTGTTTTCTCCATTATAAAAATTACTGCTTCGAATATATTGTATCATGTTCATACAGAAACATCAAGCAGCACATTGCGTGTGCCAAGTGATGTTTACCAGATTCAAGATCATTGATTTCTCCTTCTTTCCAAGCCCACAGATGCCTTTGTAATGCATCGAAATATCTACGCTTAGAATCCGGTACATACTTCCAATTGTCTGGTTCATACTTCTCCGCACCAAAGGTAAGTATTTCAACTGTTGCTTTTAATGCTGCGGGCGGTAACAATCCGTATTGTAATTTACCACCATCAAACTTACGACCACCTGTTGTAGCCGATTGTGATTCTTTAACTGAATCTAAAGAAGAACCATATGTTTTTTCTTTACCACTAGGTCCATACTTTTTCATTACCATTACATTTCTCCAACAAAATTAGCCACAGCAGGCATATCTCCTTGGAAATGGTATGTGCCAATGTGTGAAGTTTTCATCCATGGACACAGATGAATTTGGCCACCAATCTTACGCCACATTTGACAGAACATATAATCTTCTGACAGGTAACGATCCGAACCGCCACCAACAATACTATCTTTAGTGTCAATGACCGTATCAAAGAAAGCATGAATGTAACGTGTACCATCAAAGTGTGCTTGACCCACATGGTCAGGCTTGTAACGAATCATTGGATATGCTTCTTCCATTTTCTTAAACACATCACGTTTGATCATCATAAAACCTGTGCCAATTTCTAATACTTCTAATGGTTCTGTAACAGAAAATTGTGCTGTGCCTTTAACTGGATTGAAAACATAATCACCAGTAACTTTTTCCAAGAGAGAAGGATCGATGTCAGGATTTTTTGTGATAGCCGTCTTTACAGATTTCCACTTAATTGCTTTCTTAGGATAAGGACCACCAGAAACATCTTTGTCCATGGCCAACAAGGCAATTACATCTTGTGGATTAAAATGAATATCTGAGTCGATAAACAACATATGTGTACAATCGGAACGATGAATATATTCGTCCACCAAATAATTTCTAGCACGAGTGATTAGTGATTCATTGAAAAGAAATGAAAATTTCACCTGTACACCATACTGTGTGCAGAGTCCTTGTAAATCTAAACAAGCTTTCATATAAAGACCATGGTTCATACCACCATACATCGGTGTGGCCACGAATAGGCTTTTCTTTTGTAATTCTTCTTTTTTAATTGAAATTTCCATTTGTTCTCCGAAAATAAAAAAAGGGAGTCCTTTTTAAGGATCTCCCCACTAAGCCTTAATTAGGCAGTAAAACTAAAACCGCCTTTGTATGCGGCACGAACCAGAGATTTTGTTGGTTTACCCATGCGATAGAAAGAAACTTTCTTTCCGTCAACAACTTTGGTATTTGTATAGATTACGTTACCTTCTTGACGTAGTTCATCGATACGTGCGGTAACATTGGTAACACCAAAACGGCGTTGGGCTTGTTTGACGGTAAAAGTGTTGTAACCAGAAGGTTGTTGTAATGCATTCAACATCTTTTCTTTAGCAGATAATTTGCTCATTGTAATACTCCATAGTAAGTTAATAATAAATCTTGCCTTAAGCAAGTAAACACATCATAACATTATATATGTGTGTGTGTCAAGTATATGTGTGGTATACTTGTTTATCTGCCGACTTGCGGCAAATATTTGGCCTTGGTATCTTCCCATGATAGAGAAATAAGGTCGTCATAAAATAATGATTCATATGAAACATTATTCTTTTTCTGTAATTGACGAATCCTTCCTTTGGCATATTTTGTTTTCCAAATATTGGATAATGCTTCTTCACTGGTATCAAACGATTTTACCAGTTGTTCATCTGTAATTTCTTTTCTCAAATACTCAAAGGTATTATTATAGAGTGGAGAGAAATAGATACCACGTTGGTGTTCGGTACGAATCAGTTCTTTTGGAATACCAAGTTTAGGGTATGCAAAATTTAATGAACGATTCTTGTGGTCACGCTTAAGTGGAAGACCTTGTAGATTTTTGGCTTCCCACCATTCAAAATATTTACGAGTATGTTTCTCTTTAATCCACTCATACACCATTTTTGATGTGGTTCTTTTTGGTTCAAATGCCACAGAACCTGAGGAGAAACCCATTTTATTCCAATGTTCTAGTCCATCATATTGAGAAAGACCGCCAGACTTAGTATTGCCATAAAGAGAAGTGGTAGTAACTCCCACCAAAGTATCACCATATCTTTCCTTCCAATCTTTTTGAACTGTATCACATAAACATAAAAGAGCAAGTAGTTTACCACCCATGTAATTGAAACCGAGTGGCTGTAGTGGAACGATTGTAGAGCCGATTGCGGTGTGGTTAATCATTCCCTGTTGTGTCTTAACATCTCTTGACCATCCAATCGCCTTATCTCTCGGAGTCAAGTCCAGAAAGTCTGAGGAGATACAGATAACACCAAGATACTTTCCAGTAATTTCATCCTCTACTGTATAGAATAGGTTACGGCCGATGTTTGAATTGTTCTTCATTGTCGAAGAAAAGGTACGAATAGCATTCCAAGTTTCTGCCAAGTCACCATTTGATAACTTCATTACAGGTTTTAATTTTTTGTAATCGTCTGGTTCAGTTGGCATCCAGAAATTCTTTTTAACTTTTTTGATAAGTTTTTCTTGCTCTGGATTCTCCATAGCAGGTTCATCAAACAACGTAGTGGAATCTTTAAGTGGATATCTTTCTTTTACTTCACACCACTTTTGATATAAAGTATACTCACGAACATCCATTTGTGATGCATAAGTTAAATCGGTTATCAAAGTTTCTTTTAATACAGATTCATCAATGTGTTTAAAGCTTGTGGAAGGATTGGCTTCAGACCATTTTTTCCATTGTTCTTCTACAAATTCAATTGGAGTTGCCATTATTTTTGTCGCATCTTTTTTATAATTTTGTTTCGTTTCTGTAAACCAAATTGCAAGGCAAGAGGTTTAGTTTTACTAGTATACACGATACCGTTCATGTGGTCAAGCTCATGTTGGAAACAACGAGCAGATATACCAGAAAAAGTGGCACCTTTCCACTCACCCGTATAATCTTGGTATCGAACAACGATCTCAGATGGTCTTGTAATTTTTAATCCTAATAATGGAAAAGAAAGGCAACCTTCAATCATATGGTTTTCTTCTTTCGATAGATTTATGATTTCAGGATTAAAGAATGCCACATAATCATCATTGGTGCCCATTACAAAAACTCTATATCTGAATCCACATTGGTTGGCCGATAAACCATAACCTCGATAATATTTACAGCTTTCAACTAAAGTCGAAGCAAACAAACTAGGATTGACCGGTGGATTATTAAAATTAAACTCCGGCATCACTTCACTTAAAATAGGATCCTTTTCTGGAACCAATTTAAAAATATTAATTTGTTTTTTGGGTTCAGAAACTTTTACCGCATCTTCTGTATTAAATGTAATTATATCACTCATTTTGCCACCTGACTAAAATTATTTTTCTTTTCAAATTTAATAATTGACCTAAATTTATCAAACAACTGGTCACCTTTATGGGATATAACAAAAATGTTGGTATCATTACCCATCTCATGAATCAACTTTAAAAATTCTTCAGTACCAACACCATCTAAAGAAGAATCAAACACCTCATCAAGAATCAATAGATTAGTATTGGTGCTGTTCTTTAACTTGGCTATTTGTCGCCATGTAAACAATAGTGCCAAGTCAATACGCATCTTCTCACCTTCTGAGAAATTGGCATAACTAAACTCGTCACGGTGCCTTGATTTGATTGTTTCTTCAAACGATTCATTGATATTGAAGTTCACAAAGAAATCCATGGCAGTCAAATACTTATTAATCAATTTATTCATGATAGGTAAATATTGACGAATAATCTTGGTCTTGATGCCAGTATCTTTCAATAAATTACCAGCAAATTCATAATATTGTTTCTCTGAGGACAATGTTTCTTGTTTGGTAACCAATGCAGCCAATTCACTTCTAAGTTCTTTTAATTTGGCATTTTCTTCTTCTAAGTTATCTTTACGATTGGATAACTCATTAATTTCATTTTGTAGTTTACTGATAAAACTATTCACGGCTGTAATGGTAGAATTGTGTTTTACAACCTCGTTATTGTGTGCCTGTATATGTTGTAGTATCTTTTGTATGGTATCAATTCTATTACTTGTTTCTGCAATTTGTTTTGATATATCTGTCAATGCTCCATTAACTTCAATCTTGGTTTCATTTAATGTGGTAATTTGTTCTTCTCTAAACTCTTGATCAATACCTTGTTTGCAAGTCGGACAATCACTATTATCGTGGTAAAATCCAACTTCTTTTTCAATCTTCTTTAAACGAGATTCTAATTTTGATTCCAGTTGAATTAGTTTGCCACTCTTTTTTTGCATGGCCATTTGATCCGAAATCTTACTATTCAATACATTAATATGTTTTTGAATCAGATCAATATCTTTGGTTAATTGTTTTATTTGTTCTTCTGAATCGACAACTTCTTTTTGTTTCTTTTCAATTTCGGCATCATTGTGTTTCTTGTGTTCTTCAATACTTTGTTTCTGAAAGTTAATTTTCTCGGATGTTAAATCCATTTCATACTTATTTTTGGTAGAGGTATCTTTAATGACGGCCATTTTTTCTTTGACCACGCCATTCATAGACGAAAAGATTTGAATGTCCAACAAGTCCTCAATGATTGCTCGTCTATCAGATGGAGATAACTGCATAAATGGAACAAATGAAGCCGAACCTAAAATAACAACTTGAGTGAACGATTTATAATTTAATTTAAGAATAAACTTCTCTAAGTGTTCTTGGTAATCTTTGGCTTTGGCATCTTGGTCAACCATCACACCATTGCAATGAACCTCAAATGTATTTGGTTTAATACCACGAATTACTTTGTAATGTTTTTTGCCAATTGAAAACTCAATCTCAACCACACAGTCGGATTGGTTGATGGAGTTTGGTAACTGTGGTTTATTAATTTTACGAAATGGTTTACCAAAGAGACCAAAACATAAGGCATCTAAGATGGTTGATTTACCAGCACCATTGTTACCAATGATGAGTGTATTCGGTGATTTGGTTAAACTAATTTCCGTAAATACTGCTCCGGTTGAAAGAAAATTCTTCCAACGGACTTTTTCAAATTTAATCATATTAATTTATTGTTGCGACATCATCAATCAAAGTCATTATTCCATAACAACAAACATTCCATTTGGTGACACCTTCTTCGACAGTTACTTCATCAAACATTGGAACATTAATTTTAAAATGTTTTACAAGATGTTCTTTACCATCTTCAAAAATTCTCCAATCATATCCGGTATTATTATGTTGTTGATTAAATCTTATATGGTATTTTTTCATGCCCGTTCTTCGTTCAATGCCTCAACATATAATTCACGCATTACTGTTTTTAGCTTTTCATTATCAATATGTTCTTCTTGAATACCATCCACAAATTTATTAATAATTGTGATAGTATCTTCTGCTTGATTAATCATATCATCTTCTACACCCTCTGTCAAGTCCGTAAAGTCCTCGGCAATGGTAATGTCAATTGGATTAACATTGTATAAGCTGTTCATAAACTTATCGAACAGATAGGGATTCGTTTTGTTAATTACCACCACTTTGACATAAGTATTGGTATATTTACTCAAATCTTTATTGGTAATGTCCGTAATTGATTCCACTTTATCGTCATAAACAATTTTATGAAACATCACATTTGGATTTTTTATGAAAATAAGATCACGAGTGTTAAGATCAAAAATATGAAACCCTCTAGTGTCATTATAATCTTGCCAAGTAAGTTCGTACGGGTTTCCAAGATAATGTATACCATCAGCTGAACTCCTATGATGATAGTGACCGCTAAAAGTAAAATCAAAGCGTCTGAATAATTCACGACTTAATCCTTCCTGGCTTGGCATACCACGATACATGGCAAAACCAGCAATCTCAAAATGTCCCATGCAGATTTGTGCATCCGTGTCCGAAATCTCAAAAATGGCATCGTCATGGTTTTGAGGACAAATCCAAGGAATCATACAGATTGGATATTTTTCATTATCTAACCAAATTGTTTTTGGACTAGATATTACATTAATATTGCTGTATTCTTGTAATAGCAAATCAACTGAATTGACCTCATTGGTATTTTTAAAATAGGTATCGTGGTTGCCAGCCAACATGTATACCTGTATGCCTTTTGCATATAATTTATCAAAGAACATTTCTCTTGATCGCTTGAGTGTAAAAAAGTTTATATACTTTCTACGATCAAATGTATCACCCAAAATAAGAACAGTATCAATACCATGTTCATCAAGAATTGGGAAAAAAGTATCCCGATAAAATCTTTCATAATAATCCAAAAAATGGATTGAGTCATTACGAGCACCAAAGTGCTGGTCCGTTATAATAGCTATTTTCATTTTCTCTCAATATCTTCTTCTTCACATCTTTCACCATATTGAATCTCTACAATTTTCAAAGGTTCGCTTGAATTATTTTGTAGTTGATGCCACACACCAATTGGTATGTTTACTGTGTTGTGTTTGTAATAAGTATTTTTTGAATTGGAACTTAATCTTTCTTCAATGACTGTTGCCTCACCTTCAACAATATGCCAATGTTCATTTCTGTATTGGTGCCTTTGCATCGTTAATGATTGATTAGGTTTTACAACCAATTCTTTAACTTTGGTATTTGGTGTTTCATATAACACACGATAAAAACCCCAAGGTCTTTCTGTTTTAGGAAATTTCCATTCTTCTAATAAACTTGAGGAAGAATTTAATTTTGTTTGTCCGCCAACATCAAAAACGAATTCAATACCATCAACGGCCATTTCTGGTATATTGTCTTTAGTTCTATCACCACCATTTGCAAATATAATATTACTATTAGGCCATGTTTTCTTTACTGTGTCCAATAATCTAATTGCACTATCATCCGTATCATCAAAACTAACAATATAATCAACAGATTTAAGTGCCTTTATTATTTTTGACCTTTCGTGCCAATTCATAAAAGCTTTACCTTTTTTACGAATTAACCATTCATCACTATTAATACCAACAACTAGAGTGTCGCCAAGGCTTTTGGCTTCATTTAGGTAAGCAATATGTCCTGAATGTAAAGGATCAAATCCTCCAGAAACTACAATAACTTTTTTAGTTTCGGTTTGGTTTTCTATGTTCGGTGTTATCATAATATTTTATCTCAATTACTGATTCATTCGGTTTGTTGCCAGCAAAAAATGTGGCTTCTTGTAATGTTTTAAACCATTTAAAAAACACCGTAGGTTCGGCAGGCATTGCGTAATAACTTACCTTATACACTATATTCTCCTAAAATTATATGTTCACCGTTGGTGTATTAGGATCATTCTCGTCATAGAATTTAATTTCAAATAAACAATCTTTGTTTATTTTTTTGGCAAAATCCAATGACTCTCTATGGGTTTTAAACCATTTAAACAATAAAACATCTTTTTTATCCAATGCTGGATAATATGTAACTTTGTACATTATACTACTCTCCTAAAAATTTTTCAATCCCTTTTGATTTCTTTACCACTTCTTTTTTGGCTTTCTTTGTTTTTTCATAGGTGTCTATAAATTCGGCTATATTGTCATACAATTCAAATTGTTTCATAGTACCATCTTCGAATTCCATCATTTCCATTTCATCCAAAATACCCATCTGTTGTGTAGCTTTATACTTAACATATGTTTGTTTCTTTTCTTTGCCTATTCTTCGTAAAAAGGCAAAATAAATGATTTGTGTAAAATAGGCAAATGGGTTCTTTGATTTGGCCGGATCAAAGTTGTCAAAATACTGTAAACAATTTTCTATGCCATCTGACATCATTTCATCACGATAGGTGTAGTTTATGAAGTTAGGTTTGTGTGATAGACCTTCCGCTATTTTCATAAAACACTCACCAATATAGTTTGGTATGGCAGGTTTTATTTGCTTTTCCTTCTTGGCTTTCTTACAAGCCTCTTTGTAATCTACTAGTGCTTTTAAAAAATCTGCATTGTTTATATAATGTTTTTGTTTAGTTGTCATATTTACCACATAATGTTATTGACATTCGCTTGACAGATGTGTATAGTCGAGTATGTCCTTGGTTAAAAGTATTAATGTAATAGATTACCATCATGATTTAAATCCTCAAATTGTTCTAGTGCTTCGTTTATTTCTTCATCAGTCATATCTTGTACGATCTTTTTAGCTTTCAACAGGTCTTGAATTTTCTTTATTGTGTTTACATAATACTCACAGAAATCATCAGCAGGTTCAATTACACAAAGTATATCTTGTTTCTCTAACACGGTTTCATTTTTTTTAATTAATTGAATAGGTAACCAATGCTTCATCACGAGGCCAAGTTCTCTGCCTTGAAATTCTAAACCAACATACATTGGTTCGGTAATATCATATGCATTAATGCCATTTGCAGTTAATTGACCAACGATATCTTCACCATTCTTTAATCTGACTATCTTTATATTATTCATTTTTTAGTCCTATTTTGTATATTTTGAATGGGAACTTCTCCTCATTATATATCTTTGTTCTTTCCACAAAATGTTTTAATGTGTAATTCATATGTTTTTTATAACGTAAATCATCTGATATGTCATATAATGTGGCTATTTCTTTGCCATCGTTTTGCCTAAGACCTCGACCGATACTCTGTAACGTTCTAATAGAAGATTTAGTTGGCATTGCAAATATAATATTATGCAAATTTCTAATATTGATACCAGTACTAAAAGTACCAAAGGAAGCGACCACGATAGCATCTTGTTCTATCTCCATAATTTTTCTAATATCTTCACGGTCAGTTGTATCTGTACCACCATGAACAAAAAATACTTTTCTATTGCCAATCTTCTCTGTTTCTCTTATCATATCATACAGTATTTTACCATGTTTGTCAACCATTTGATATAATACAAGTGTATTTTTACCTAAGCTAACTGCAAGATTTTTAATAAATTTGTTTCTAATTTCGTGTGATATCAGATATTGAATTTCTTCGGGGTAAGTATAATCTTTTGCCTTCAAACATTCTTCATCGGTATGTTTTAAAACTAAACATTTAATTTCAAAATTTGACAGTTGCTGTTTATCAATTAATTCTTTTGTACTGATAACTTTTTTAACTGTGCCAAATAAACCTTCTAATACCAGTTTATGTGTTTTTGTTCCATCTAAAGTGCCAGTAAGACCAATACGGTATTTGGCATTAATACAAGATGTTAATATAGTTGTTAATGATTGGGCTTTAAAAAGGTGTGCCTCATCACCAATAACATAATCAAACTGGTGAAAGTATTCTTTTGGCATTTTATATAAAGATTGCCATGTTGAAATGGTAAGTGATTTGTCCGTTTCTTTTTCTTTACCTTGGTAAATTCGATGAACATCGGTCATTTCGCCATCATTATAATCACCAAAATCAGAATACAATTGTTCAACCAATGATGTGGTAGGAACAATTATAAGTCCTTTAAGGTTTTGATATTGGTGTAATTGACGAAAAATTAGATAGATGATAAGAGATTTGCCAGAAGCAGTTGGTGAAACTAACAACGCTCGGCGTTTTTGCATGGCGTGAATATAAGCATTTAACTGGTGTTCTCGTACTTCAATTGATTCACCACGAGAGTGAATGTTTAAGGAATCAATAAACTTTTTGGCATGATATGCCGAATATTCATCTTCGATATCAGGTCTTGGATCACCATAATCAAATTTATATTCTCTTTCATTACAAAATTCTTCAATGTATGGCAAAAGACCAAGATAAACTTGGCTTGTTTGTAAATTATACAAACGAATTTTTCCATCCCAAACTCGATTACGGTATGCAGGAACAAATTGATAACCAGGAACAAAGAATGTAAAGAACTCCGACAACTCTTTTGAAATATGTTTCTCACAAGTTATCTTGGCATACACTTCATCTTTTTTACTTATAATTAGGTTTGAGGTTTTTTCCATTATATTTGTTTCTATATTCCAATTCTTCTTTAAACCAAATTTGCATACCTCTATCATTATAATTGACAGATGCCCATTCAACGTACCAATCTGGCAATTCTTTTATAAAAATACCTTTAAATTTACCCCAAGGCATTTTAGTATTTTGTCGTTCAATATGATTTTTATTCATCACTCTTTCTCATCAAACTTATAGAACCATGAATCAGGTGTACCAACACTCCACTTAGATATGTTCTCTACTGAATATACTTCTGTTGGTATTTTGAAATCAGGAGTTTTAACTACAGGCGGTACCAGTGATACATCATACCACAGGCAACGATTGTTTGGCTGACAGGCAAACTGGCCATTGTCCAATTGAATAAAGTTATATGATTTGTGTTCTTGTACGCCTTCTGAGAAACTGGTGTCAATACGATTAAAATCTGGTGCCGCAAAATCAATCGTAAAAAGGTATTTTCCAAAATGAAATACTCGGTCTTTGCCAAAGTATTTTACTTTAAGTCCTCGTAGATTTGATTTCTCAATTACCGCCATATCGTATGATAAACAATCCCATATCTGTAGATTATCTAACGGCAGGTACTCATCAACAGTTTTCCACACATATGCTGATATTGGTAATTTATCAAACAAAGCACCATAATCGGTCAACATACACTCGATACGAAATGCCTGACCTTTGATAGCCTTGGCAGTTATCCATACGCAAGGTTCTAATTCACCATGACCTTTTTCATGGTTATAAAGAAACTCTTTACGAACAAAACATTTGACTGGTGGTATGTTTGCAACGAGAAATGACACTATTGACCTCCGATAAATTTTTCCCAAGAGATAAAATCTCTCAGTTGCCAAGTTCTTTGTTTTAATTCATTCATAATGGATTCGATGACCGACACACATTCTTCATGGTATACTTTTTTCTCTAACATTTTAATTAAATCCGTATCACCTTCTAAGTAGGCGTTGATATCAGATTTCAAAACAAACGCAAAGGGTGACCATCCATGCGCATCCAATTCTTCTTGGTCCATACGACCAGAATAGTAATCGATCTTTATTTTACGCATACGGAGATAGTCAAAATGTGCCTTCTTAGAGGCAATCTTATGTTTGGTAAGTATGGAGAGATATTGATTGTGTAATTTTGGTATCTTCAACAGTTCTTTACCAGGTTCGGTCTGGTCAATTTCTGTATCTTTTTCCCACAACTTTAATATTTGTTCTAGATTTTCCATAATATATTCAATGATATAACGATAATTCTACATCATAACACAAACTATGTTATCGTGTCAAGCCGTAATTGGCACAAATTTAAAACTTTCATACACAAAGGATACGTCAGCAGATACTATATCATCCGCAGATAATTTGGTATCAAATATAACATCCGATAATGATACAGGAAACATATTGGTAAACTCTATCCGCAAAATAGGGTTATTTAAAGCGGAAAGTATGGTCAATGTAGCATCAGAATATTCTTTTTTTTGCTGTCGTTTATAATTGTTTTGTATCTCGGTTTTTAAATTTCGGTCATCCGTGCCTTCAGGAGAAGCAAAAGAAAGAAACCAGTTATACATGTGTTGCCATGTCTTTAGTTCTTCATCAACAATAAATTCAATGTTGAAATTGTTGTAAGCAATCTTATTACCAGGCGCATATACATCTAACGATGGAAAACTGATTAAAGCCTGTCCTACACTCACCCCTGGTAAGTTTACAGACTGGCAGAAGTATTGTGTTGAACCTATCCGATCAAAGGTCATTATATACTTTGACGGTTGTAATAGATTGGTGTTTTCGGGAGTTCTAGTTAGTACGTTCATGTGTTTATTTAGGTCATAAAAAAAGAGACCTCCGGGTAGAAGGTCTCTCTAAAGGTCACTCTTGTTGGTGACTTTATATTACATCAAGTTTGCAACTTTGAATATACGATAGTATACGTTTGTTCTTGGTGTAATCTGGTTTGTACCAGCACCGCTTGCCAAAGCACCTTTAGCAAATGGGTTAGCTACCATGCCGTAACGAGTTTTGAAACCAATCTTAGGTTGGAATGTAAACTGGTCAACAGCACGAACCATTTGGAGAGGAACGTATGGGCAATAGAACAGACCTGCGTCATAAGGCGATGTACCTTTGTAACCAATTGTAACCAACTCTTGGTTGCTTGTGTAGCCACCAAAATATGGGTCAATG